ATGGATGGTGAGCGAGCTGTGGGACGAGCCGGAGATAGAAACTGCCATAGCACACTCGATAGCACGTGAGAGAAGACTAATGAACAAAACAATCACACTGAGAGGCGGGGGAACTGCTAAGATGTTGGCCAAACAGGCATCAGGAGACATAATGACAACATCGGGCAATAGCTGGCGCAATGCCTGTCAGATGGCAGTAGCAGCAAAAATCGATTTGGATCGCATACTAAAAGGAGACTTAGAGGAGGCGAACATCCTGATACAAGGAGATGACTCAATAATTGGGGTCCAGAATGAACCAGACATAGCAGTAATGATCAGTAGGGCCAGAAAGATGGGACTAAACATCAAAATCGAAAACGCTGTGGTTCATGCTAAAGGAGCCAAACCAACGTTCCTATCCCACACGTACAGAAAAATCCACGTAACCACCAACGACAACCACGAACATGAGTACAGAGTGGTAGACAGGGAGACAAACAGGCTACTGGGGAAGTTGCTGAGGTCGGCGCAAAAAGGCACAATGAAATCAAAGAAGATGCAATTAATGACAACGATGAAATGCATGTCCTACTGGTGGAACTACGTAGCATTAATAGAATACTGGCCTATAATACTACTACCACCAATACTAATGGGAGAGGGTGGCACCATAATATACGGGCCAGCCAACCCGGAACTGGGATGGCTAGTCAAAGTAGCGAGGGTGTCAAACCAAATGACGTACAACCTAGAAGAAGCACTAACGGCTACATTCGGTGATGGAAAAAGTGCAACAAACATAATAAAAATAAACACACATAAAACAATAGACACTGATATGTACGAAGCCATGTTGTGGTCAGTGCGCAGAGCTATGAGGGAACAGAACAACAACAGTAACACGCTAACACGCATGCATGATTTGATCATGACAGAAGAATTTAAGAATGGGCAGCACGACATGACAGAATGGTCAAAAATAATAGACAATATACCGAAGACAATCGTGATTTATGACCCAGAGAGAACGGAAGCGGATGCATTAGTGTACACAGACGGTGAAACGATCAACATCGGGCCACAACAGCCACCAAGACTAACCGCGATATGCGGCCGAACAACAACAATCGCAAAGAACAACATAAACAGAATAATTGAAGAAATGAAAAAGAAAAACA